AAGCTAGACCCCATCACCGTCGCTGCCACCGCAGAGGCTGCTGCGCCGCCTCCGCCGCCACCGTGGTTTGCGCCCGCCCCGCCGCCACCGCTTGCGCCCGGCAGGCCGGGAGCAAAGGCGCCCGATGTGCTGCTTCCAGATCCGCCGCCACCACCAGGCGCAACAAGAGACCCGACGGATGTCTGGGACCCATTGCCCCCCATGCCCCAGGAAGCAGCAGCAGGACCACCCGCACCGATGACGATTGAGATGGCTGCAAGAATCGTGGTCAGTTCAACGATCACCGCACCGCCGCCTCCACCGCCACCAGCGCCTGACAGCTGATTTCCACCACCGCCACCGCCACCAGCCATCCGCACAAAGCACTGCCCACCGTTGCCGATGAGGTCGGACGGTGGCGTCCAGGTAGTGCTTGTGGTGTGCCGCACATAGCGCAGCCGCCCCCCGCCGCCGCCGAAGAATTCAGAAAACGTGCTCATCCCACCACCTCCATAAATCCATCCGTAGCGTTGACCCACATGCACACAGCCGTGTCGTTTTGCGACAGGAGCTGCATCACGCCAGGGCTACGGCCCTTGAGCTTGTTGCTCTGCCAGTTGATGTTTGCCGTGGTGATCGCGCGCGACATGCCAAAGCCGAACGTCTGGCCCGCACTGAAGTTCGTCGGAATCGTGAGGGTGATTCCGGCAGTGGCGAAGATGTAGTACACGCCCGGCACGGCATTCGCGCTGGCTGTGATGACCTGCACAGTCATCGAGTCCGATGCCCCAGGCGCGGCCACGCCAATCACCCAGTCCGCCTTTGCCGACGCACCAGCGAACGTGTCCACGCCGATGACCAGAGCGCCTGTGCCGGCGTCATAGCTCTGCACGTAGCCGCTCATCCTCGTTGCTGGATCGCTGGTGGATGTGGCCACGAGGTACATCCCGGCAACAAACGAGCGCGAGGGCTCCATGCTGAAGCTCTTGGCGCCGGCGCCAGGCGTCACGCTCGTCGTGCTGCTGCCCTTCAACTGGCCTGAGGCGAAGACCTCGGCTTGGTCGCGGTAGCCCTGGGCTGCGTCGCGCGCCGCCTCGGACTGCCCCTTGGCAATGACTGAGGCATCGCGTGCAGCTTCGGAACCACTTCGGGCCGTTTCGGCACCCGTGCGCGCAGTGCTGGCAAGTCCAGCCTGAGTTGTTGCCGTGCCGGCCGCACCTGTGGCAATCCCCGCCTGGGTTGTTGCGGTCCCGGCTGCAGCGTTGGCCGTGTTGCGATATCCCATAGCCAGATCTGCCTCGACCGCAGCTGCATCCGCCGAGGCATCAGCCGCGATCGCTCGTTCATTGGCCGCTGTGGCGTTCTGGTTCGTCTGGGCCGCCGCAGTGTTGATCTGCGGCACCATGGCCACCTCGGCCGCGACAAGCGGGAAGCTCTTTGCATTGAACTCTGCCGGCGTGTCCCCGGGAGACGGTGCCGGCGGCAGCTCATCAATCGGGATTGGCGTAACGATGTCTGTCATGTCAGCCCTTCCAGCTCCAACTCGGAGTCTGCATAGTCGTAGTAAGAGAGAAGAATTTCGTAGTTCTTGCAGAACCCATAGACCACCGTTGCCTCGAATCGACCGGAGCCAATCCAGAGGCACGGCGTGGCCCGCACCGAAATCAGGAAGTCGTTGAACGCATCGACCTCCTTGGAGGACAGAAGCATCTGGAAGGCTGCGCGCCTGGCGAATCCGCGCTCCAGCAGGATCACGTCGCCAAACTCGTTGCGATCCTTGATCGAGTAGTCCTGGAAGCTCACACGCGCGCCCGACTTGACGCCGAGCGAGAACGTGCGCCGCTGCCCCATCAAGATCACGCCGACGGCCAGGTCAGCCGTTCCTGCGACATCGATCAAGACGTCGGCAGCCGGGAAGCTGGGCAGGTCCTGCAAGAGGGCTTGCGTCGGAGTGCGCCGCTCCCCAAAAAACCACTCCCACCAGCCCACAGCAACAGGCACTGGAGACATCGCGGTTGTCTTGTCGTAGACAGTGCCGAACGTCGGATCAATCAACCGCACCCGGATGCTCGTGGCACCCGTGACGTTGAGCAGGCCGAGCGATGTGATCGCCTGGCCGGGCTTGATCCGGTAGCTGATGTTGGCGGCCTGCTTGACCTGGCTGGACACGGATTTGTCGAAGGGCCTCCAGCGATTCGTGGGGCCAACTTCCTTCCACTTCGGCTCAGCAGTCGGCGTGACAGGGTTGTTCCCTGTGTTGCCATCCGCCACGCTTTCATAGACCCTGTGTTGAGCCGCCACGATCACTCTGGCGCCAGTCGAATAGGTGGTCCCTGCAGCCCACTCTGGATAGTCTGTCTCGGGCACATTCGTGCTCACCAGCATGGCCGGCGTCACGACAAGCGGCGCGATGACGACGAGCGATGAAATGCTCATGCTGCAACCCCCTCTCCTTCTTTTCGCGGCTGAGGCATTCCATCGCCGTCCCAGCGCTGCAGCAGCCGCGCCACTTGTGAGTTGAGCCGGACGATCTGCCCGGCCTGTGTGCGGTTTTCATCGATCAACTGGGCAACCAAGGCCTCCAGCCGAGCGTTGTTGTTCCCGCCCACCATGCCTGTGCCGCCCGCCCATGGGTTGAACGCTGCCGGCACGATGGCCTCGTTCTTGTGGACCATGGCCAGCATGTCCTGCGGCACGCGGTTGGTTCCAACATCGAAGCGCGGGATTCCATTGCGATCCAGTGCGGCCAGCACGTCGCGCTCACTGAATCCGTAGAGGTATGCCAAGTCATTTGCAGTGCCGCCGGCATCCCGGATGGCATTGGCAAGGCCAACGAAGTCACCCGTTCCGCTGTAGCGGTTGAAGATGTCGGACAGGCTATCGAGGTGCTTTTCCTTGTCGGCACCAGCGTTCTCGTAGATCACCGAGCCATCCGGCAGAATCGCGGTGGGCAGCTTGTACTTGCCCGACGAGCCAGTGCCGCTGCCCCAACTTGGCGTGCCTGCGCCGCCACCACCGCCACCGCTCCCCCAACTGGGCTGCGGGCCCTTGCCCCCACCACCTGTTGCCGGGGTTTCCGGGAACATCAAGGCCTTCAGCGCCTCGATCGCCTTTTCAACGCTGAGCGTTGCATCAATCTGAGCCTTGTTGCCGTCCAGCAGGTCGCGCCAGTAGCTGAGCGTCTTGTCCAGGCGCTGCAACTGCTCTTGCGAGTTCTTCAGCTGCCTTTCCTCGACGCTGAGCTGCAAGTCGCCATAGCCAGCGATCTGGCTGAGCTGGTTAGCCAGCACCAGGGCGTCTCGGTCGCGCTCGAATTGCGATGCGTAGCGGCCCGATGTGATGCCTCCGCGCGCCGCGCTGATCGCGTCCGTGAGCCCGTCGTAGCTGGAGAGCTTGGCCCCACCGCGCACGCCCGCGAGAGCCTGCTCGATGTACACCATGCCCGCAGCGGCCTGCATCTGCTGGGCAGCATCGATGGAGCCAAACAGCTCCTTCGCGTTCTGCTTCAGCGGTGTAAGGATGCTGGATATCGCCTGCACTGCTGCCTGCGAGTCCGTCACGATCCGCTGCCAATACTCCTGCTCGCGCGCGACGGCCGCCTCGAAGTTGGCAAGCGCGGCGTCCTTGGCTTTCTGCTTGGCCTCCTCCAGTGCGCGCGCCGCTTCGTCAGCTGCCGTCTTTGCCGCATCCGCCGCAGTTTCCGCAGCCTTTTGAGCCGCATCGGCCGCAACTCCGAACAACTGCGCGAGCGCAAGCAGCTTCGCTGCCAGCTCAGTGTTGCCAGAGGCCAGCGCGTCTTCGATGAGCTTCCTGAAAGCTTTCTTTGCCGCTTCGCCATCCTTCGGGTCGATATCCACGCCCAGGCCTTTGAGCTGTTCGCGGACCTGACGCTGCAGGATCTCGGCGCGCTCGGCCTCGCTGTAGAACCCGGCATAGAAGGCATTGATGTTGCCCGTCAGCGCCTCGATGCCGCCCGAGGTCTTCAGCAGCGCCGTCTGCGCCTTGGCGTTCAGGTCATTGAAGCCGACAAGGGTGTTGCCCCAGCTCTTGAACGAGGCATCGATCACGGCGATCTTTTGGATCGCGGTGTTGAGCCCTTCCAGGGTGACGTTCTCGCCGAGTGCATCAAGCTCGTCCCGCATCCAGCCTGGGATGTCGCCCTTCTTGATCTCGTTGACGAGTTCGCCACCCATGTCGGCCACAAACTGCGCCCAGGCCTTTTGCGGATCGGTATCCAGCTCCCGGTTTTTGTACTTCTTGAGCACCTCTCCGGTCTGCTTGTCCAGGATCTGAAAGAAGCCCATGGCTCCTTCGTCGCCATGCTTGGGGTTCGTAGAGAACCCGGCAGCGATGTCGATCTCACGCGCGTTGACGCCTCCGATCTTCGCCAGCGCCTTGTACATGTCGAGCATGCCGTTGACCGTGGTCTGCAGCTGCTTGTCGATGTCCTTGTTGCCACGCGTCGTGAAGTCGGTCAGGGTGTTGCCCCAGGCGTCAGTCCCGAGCACCTGCTTGATGGCAGTGTCACGGTCGGTCGTCGCGGTGGACGCCACGCCGCCCGAGTGGTTGGGGCCGCGGCTGCCGAACCAGTCGCCGGACAGGATCTTGAACAGCGCAATGCCACCCAGCAGGATCGGCGCCACCGTTCCCAGCAGCTCCGCACCCGTATACAGACCCGGGTTCGACAGCACGCCCGTGACGCTGCCGCCGCTGCCCCAAGCGCTCAGGCCGTTCATGAAGCCCGCGCCGGCGCCGCCGCCGAACAAACCCATGGCGGACTTTCCGCCGCTGAGCACGCTCAACGGGTTGAGGCCGCCGCTGGCAACGCTGGCAGCCTGGCCACCCATGCCCAGCAACGAGCTCACGCCGTACTGCACGATGGGCTCAAGCACCAACGTAGCAAACAGCCGCTTGAGGTACTGCGCCGCGTCCTTGCCGCCGGCCATGATGTAGTCGCTCAAGGTGCGGCTGATGGTCTGGGCGGTCTTGTCCCAGTCCTTCGCAGCTTCGTCCGCAGCCTTCTTGTTGCCCTCGCGGAATCCCTTCTGCTGCAGCACGCCCAGCAGCTCCTTGCGCGCGGCCAGCTCGCGCTCCAGCGCATCGATGGTGGCCTGCGACTCCGTGCCCATGCGGGCCATCTGCAGCTGCTCTTCCAGGCGCGCGATGGTCAGGCGTTCCACGGCCTCGGCCAGCGTGATATTGGCAGCAGCAGCCAGGGCATGCGCCTCCTCTTCCTGGCGCGCCTTGCGCACTGCATCCTCTGCAGACTTGATCGCGGCTTGGCGCTTGTCGGCTAGGCGGTCGGCCTGCTTGATGTCGTCCTCGATGGCTTTCTGCAGGTCTCGGCGAGCCTTCTCCTCTTCCTTGGCCAGGGCAATGGCGAACGGCTGCTTCTTGATCAGGTCCTCGACGTACTTGATGTACTGGGCCTGTGTCATATTGCCGTTTGCCAAGGCCTTTTGCCCACGCGCCAATTCAGCGTAGTAGGTGCTCGACAGACCCGCCAGCTCTGCATACACCTTGGCTTGCTCGGCCAACTCCTTGGCATGCTCTTTGGCTGCCTTAGCCCCGGCCTGATTCGCCTTGTTGTGCTGCTCCGTCACATACGTGAGCACCTGCTTGATCTCTGACTCAGATTTGCCAGCCGCTTCGCCTTCGCGACGCACCTTTGCCAGCTTCTCCTGCAGCGTGGTCTCCTTCTCCAGGGCCTTGGCGTAGTCCTTGTCGAAGTCGAGCAAGGCCTGCATCCTGCGGGTGGACTCCTCCCGCTGCATGGCGGCAACCTTCTCCGCATCAGCCTTTTCGTAGAGTGCCCACTCTTCGGCCTTCAGTGCGTCGATGCGCTCCTTAATCTTGCGGACATAGGCGGCATTGCTGCGGCCCGTGGCCGCGCCGCTGCCCGTCTCGCCGAAGCCGGATTCCGACTGCGCCAGCAGAGCAGACAGCTCTTTTTGCACGACCGCCAGCTGGTCGTTGATGGTCGCCGCACGCCCCACATTGAGCATTGCGTCCCAAGCATCAGAGGCGGCGCCCTTGATGGCATTCCATCCGCGCTCGATGTAGCCCAGGGAGTCCTTGATGGTCTTGCCGCGCTCGCGCATGGCGCCGTCCAGCGCCTCCATGGCCACCTTCGATGCATCGGCCTTGCGGCCCTGGTCATCCAGCGCCTTGATCTGCTCGTACACCGAGACCGTCAGGAAGTTGGTCCCTTCGTTGAGCTTGATGACGGCGGCCAGCGGATCCTTCTGGAGGCTGGCGAACTGGTCAGCCGTCTTGCTGACTGCCTGGCCCGTGAGCTTTTCCCACTCAATGGCGGTCTGGGTGTAGCGGCGCAACTCGTCGCCGCCGCGCACACCGGCCGCGACGAAATCAGCCAGGCCGGACGCAGCCTGGGCCTGAGTTCCCACCACAGAATCGATCTGCCGGGCGTACTCGCGTAGTTGGCTTGTGGTGACGCCCGAAGCATTGCCGGTGAGGGCAATGGAGCGCACGAATGCCTCGTTCTCCTGAGCCCCCTGATGGAACGCCACAGCCGTCGCAGCGCCAGCGGCAGCAACCAGCGTGAGCGGGCTGACCAGCCCCATGACATACCCGCCAAGCGCTTTCGCAGCGGCAGCAGTGCCGCCAAACATATCCTTCAGCTGTCCACCTTGCTGAAGCAGCACAGTAAGGGGCGCCTGGCCCGCCTGGAGGCTGACCACGATGTCCGTGAACTGAGCCGGCACTTGGCGCAGCGCCGCGGCGGTCTGCGCTGCGGACACCCCCATGGTGCCCAGCCCCTTGGTGGCAGCGCCAGCGGCGGCGGCCTGGGCGGCCTCGACCGCGCGCAATTGAGCGAGGATCGGCTCCATGACATCGCCGCCGATGCCGCGATACTTGCCCCAGGCTTCGAAATACTTGGCGGTCCCTTTCTCCCCGGCCTCTGCCGCGACCAGGGCGCGCTGAACGCTGTTGACCCAGGATTTCTCAAAGGACTCCAGCTTTCGAGCGGTCTGGTCGGCCCCCTCGCCCATCTTGGAGATGCCCTTGCCTGCCTCCTGCCCTGCCTTGATTACGGTCTGAGCGGTTTCCTGGATGCCGCGCTTGACCCGATCCAACCCATCTTTCGTGTTGTCCTCGGCGACCACGCTGACTACGGCCTTGGGTCCTTCTTGCGTCATAGATCCGCCCATAAAAAAGGCCCGCCAAAGGCGAGCCGGAAATAGAAAAGCCCCGGAAGTCCGGGGCTTAGTTGAGTGCCTCGCCAAGGAGGCAATCTGTCAGTTGATCTTTTTTATGAGAACGGCGCACAGGGCAGTAATCATTACTGGATCGTCCCCCTCATCGATGTCCGCAATTCCATCCGCGACAACGAAGCGCTTGTAGCCCACATAGGCCCCATAGGAGTTCTTGGCATTCACCTCGCCGCATACATACGGCTCAGGCTTCCCCGTTTTTGACCGGTAGATCCCCAGATTCCGGAACTTGGCACTCTCTGGATCTTTGAAGTCGTGCGAAACGACAGCCTTCGCCTTCGCGACCATTGCCGAGTAGTTCTGCGCGAACACCACAGGTGCCGCCGCGATGGCGGCGACAACGCCAAAAACAGCGAGCAGCCTCATATCCCCTCCAGTAGGTAAAACTGGAGGGGATGGTATCAAACACCCCTCTCAGGCAGCGCCAGCCCGAGCCCTGGCAGTGCAGTTGCCCTCCTGGCATACGATGGGAGCTTCCACACAACCCATCGCCAGGAGGGCGAAACAATGTCGAATGAACACGTAATTGAGCACATTCAAGACCTCAGGGGTCGCGTAGAGGCGCTGCGCACCATGTTCATGGCCATCTCCAGCTCCTTTCCGCATGAAACCCAGGCCATCACTCTTGCACAACTGAAATACTTGAAGCCAGTTGTCCTCGGCCGCCGAGCACAGAGCGGCGCCCCTGCCATCATGATGGAGGCTATGGAACAGGAACTTGAGTCGATGGAGCAGCTGATTTCAGCCAACGTTGACCGGGGCACACGGTAAGCATCTTGTGGAGGTCGTTTTGTGCAAACGCATATGCGGCCGCTAACTCTTGTGGGGTGCGGAGTTCTTCCGCGGCCCCAATGCATCCCAGACTCTTTTCATTTGCATCGCTCATAGCGCCTCCAGATGTTTCAAGGCCGCCAGCGGGCGGCGTCATTCTTCACGCATAGCGGCTAGAGCCTCGGATTCCATGACGCGGATGTCCGAGAACAGCGCGTCGTACTCCTCTTCGCTCAGGCCCATGCGATCCAGTTCGTGCTGCAGCGGGATGTAGTCGAGGGAGGCCGGGCCGCTCATGGTGTAGCGCCACTGGCTGCCGACCTTGCACCACAGCTTGTAGGCCGGGAAGTTCTCGGGCCATATCTCCACGGGCTGCTGCTCTGCCTCCCAGTCCCGGTACGTCATGCCCCAGAAGCCGAGCTGCTCGGCTGTCGGGGGCTTGCGGTAGATGGCAGCAGCTATGGCCTTCAGTTTCCCAGGCGGCCCGTGGTGCAGAGTTGGCGATAGCCGTCCCACAGCGCGGCGGGCGCGGCTGGGGCCTGGTCGAACAGCTCGATCAGGGTGTCCTTGCTCAGCGCGGGGAACTCCTCGTTCCAGGCGACCAGGTACTTGAGCACGTTGTCTGCGTTCACGGCATCGCCACGCTCGAACATACCGGCGAAGCTGAACTTGGCCTCCTCGCCTTCCTTCTTGGCCGTGTCCTGCTGGGCTGTGGCCAGCGCCAGCGTGGCGCCCGCGATCTCGTCCCACAGGACGCCGAATTCCTTGCGGGTGCGGTACTTGAACTTGCACTCCAGCTTCGCGCTGGTGCCATCCGGCAGAGGGAATTCGATGGTGCCGGAAATGGTCTCGGGACGCTTGCCCAGGATGAAGGGAGCGGCCTTGTCGGCCTTCTTTGCAGGAGCGTTCATGGTGATGATCTTTCAGCAGATGGATGAGAAATGCCCGCGCCCGACTGCCCGCCTCTGCTGAGAGACGAAACAGCCGGGCCGGTGCAACTGGGGCCGATCAGACGGCGTAGCGGGTGGTGCGGCCCTGCGGGGCCATGGCGGCGTTCACGGTATCCACCTGGCCCTTGGTGAGCGAGGGGATCTCGTTCAGGGCGATGTAGCCGTAGAAGTAGTTCACGTTGCCGTTGGGCTTGAGCACCTTCAGCGCAACCAGCAGGCGGTCCTCGGAGGCCTTCTTGACAGCCTTGTAGCCCGGCAGGCTGGGGTCATCGCCGATGGGGATGGTGATGTTGGTGGCCGAGAAGCCTGTGGGGATTTGGAAGGTGTTCATGCTGGCCAAGGGAGCCACTTCGGCGAACTGCGCATCGCCGCCCGAGGTCGAGGGGTTCAGCACCTGCTGGATTTCCTGCCAAGTGGTGATGGGCAGCACCGAACCGATGCCGCCGCCCGGCGTGAAGCGGTTCTCGTTGAGTGTGTCCAGCCCGTCGATGGCGAAGGTGCCCGCTGCCGTGTTGGCGACGCGGAAGACGCGGTTGTTGGCGTCATCCCAGCCAGACGTGAAGATGAACTCCTTGCCGTTGGGCAGGCCGTGCGCCGCGGCGCTGGCCACGGCGGGACTGGCGTTGGTCACAGCCGTGACGGCGATGGCCGCGGCGTAGACGGTGGAGATGAACAGCTTGCTGCCGTCCGGAACGGTGTATGCCATGGTGGGCCTTTCGGAAATGAAAAAACCCGCCGAAGCGGGTAGAGAGTTGCGCCCGAGCGGGCAAGAAAACCGCCAGGCGGCGGAACTGGTCAGGGGCCTATCGAGCGCCCCAGATCGTGAAGGTCTGCAGGTAGCCCGGCGTCTCGTCGCCGTCGCCATAGGCCCCGATGGGCTCGGAGACCGGGCGCGCGATCAGCTGGGGCATCGCGGCGCGCAGTGCAGCCTCGATGGTCTGCATGAGAGCAAAGGCCGTGAGCGGCGTGCTGTCCCAGGTGTTGATCTGGATCAGCACGTTGCGCTTGTCGGCCACCGTGTTGTCCAGCCACTCCAACGGATCGCCGCCGATGTGCTGCCACGTCACGTAGGGCTGCTGGGTGCCGTAGGGCGCCGTACCGACATGCACGCGCGGACACTCTGCTAGCAGTACGGCCATGAGGTCAGATTCAAGCGCCACCGTAGCCCCCCTGTTCAAACAGCCGGCGCCACAGCTCAGCCTGTGCGGCCTTCTGGGCTTCGGGCAGCGCGCTGGCCGCGCTGCGCACGAAGGCCTTGCCGGGCACCTGCTTCGGACTCGGGAGAGTCACGTAGTAGGCATCCTTCTGGGCTTGACTCGCGCGGCGGGGCGGGGGCGGCTGGCCGTCCATGCCGGGCCGTACCATGGGCCGCACCTGGCCGTCGTTGGTCTGGTAGTAGCGGTAGCGCTGCAGGTAGCCGAACTCCACCAGGTGCCCGTGGGGCGCCTTCTTGTGGTTCCAGCTGATGTGGTACTCCGCCCTCTTCCCGTCCTCCGACTTCTCGTCGCTGAAGTACTGGTAGATGGAGCGTTCAAGGTTGCCTGTCACGCGCCCCAGGCCCTGGACGTTGAGCTTGACGCGCTCGTAGATCACCTGTGCGCCGGCCTGGGCCATGGGCCGGATGGCCGCCTCCACGCCGGACTCCAACGCGCTGAGCATGTCGTTCACTGCGCTCAGGTCGAGCTCCATGCCGAACGAGTTGCCGCCTGTCAGCACCTTGCGGCGGCCATCCCGCCCTGGATTGGATAGGGTGCGCCTTGCCATTCAATCCTCCTTCAAGACTTGCCCTGGATGAGCTCGCACACCAGGTCGATGTACTCGCGGGTTGGCCCAGGCAGCACTGCCTTGAGCTCGTAGACGTTGCCGTCGAACAGCACGCGCATGCCGGCGTCCACACCAGTGCGGCGGCGGATCCGGATGCTCGCGCGGACGATGGACACCTCAGCGTCTGCCTTGATCGTGCCCAGGCCAGACTTGTGCAGCACACTGGCTGCGATGCGGCCCGTGGAGATGTTCTCCCAGCCTTCGGGCAGCGGAGTGCCCCAGTCATCCGCGCCGCCTGTCTTTCGCTGGATGTGGATGCGGTCTCGAAGGGTTCCGGCCTGCATGTCACACCCCCAGACCAACCCGGTGCGGGTACAGCAGCGAATGCGCGCCCATCGGCAGCTTGTTGGCAGCCGTGGACACAACATCCTCGCGGTTGGCATACAGATGACCCAGGATCAGCAAGATGGCGGCCCGCACCGCGGGATTGATCACCATGGGCATGGCCTCCTCCGGCTCATCGGCAGCATCAAGATCGGCCTGCGTTCCGTAGACGTTCCGGTTCAGGAAGTCACAGGCCGCCGTCTCGGCAGCGCCGATGTAGAGCTCGATCAGGGAATCCTCATCATCGACATCGACACGCAGGTGCAGCTTTGCCGTCGGCAGGTCGATGAGGCTCACTTCTTGCCTCGCGCCGGCTTCGGGGCAGCCGCAGGCACCTGGTCAGCAGCGCCAGCGTCTGCCGCCTTGGGCTGCTCGGCCTCGGCGGGCTGCTGCACGTCGGCGGACTTCTCCTGGGCAACCGATTCGGACACCTGGTCAGCAGCGCCAGCGTCGATCAACTGCCGGCCTCGGCTGCTGTCCATGCGCGCGACCATGCCGGCGCGCGGATCCGGCTCTTTGAACTTGATGAGCATGGCTCTCTCCTGGTGGAGATGGGCAGGCCCGCCGAAGCGGGCCCAGCCATCAGGTGATGTTGCCGAAGTCGCCGTAGATGAAGGCTTCGGGGCGATACACGGCCAGGGCCAGACGCTCTTCGGCCAGGACGGTGACCAGGTTCTTCACGAAGTCGTCTTCGTTCTCGGTGGCCACCTCGACACGCGCCTGCCAGCGGTCGAACAGCTGCGCGCCCAGCTTGAAGGCGCCGGCCAGGAACTTGTCCACGGTGATTGCCTGGGTGGTGACCACCGGGCGGTTCCACAGCGAGGCGCCGATGATGCCCTGCGGGTTG